ATGATCTCGCGAAGCGAGTAGGAACTCTCAAAGTTATTCGGCGTATCAGCCGAAGTATGTGGTGTCCACGTGACAAGCAGTCGCGAACTGTGGAAATCAGTCTTGACAAACTTAAGAGTCACATTTATGGAACCTCGGGTCATCTGGAACATCTGCGCAATGTACACAAATGGTGGCATAGACCGGAAGAATACACCGGGCGAGGGGTTCGTCTGGAGCACAAGCGTGTCCATGGCAATGTTCTTAGTGTACAAAACAGTATCTGGTACTGCTGTAGAAAACACTGTAAAAGCGTCAACAATAGCAGGTATCTGCTTTAAGTACGCGAACGACATCTCATCGACTTCTGCACCAGAGAACTCTGGGAGCATCTCCATTTTGGCGGTCGGTGATAGGGCTAAAACACTCGCAGTGCTCGTACCTGACACATTGTGTGACTGGTGAAACGGGTGCTGCAAATAATAGCCTAGTGCTGTGATATTCAATGGTTTAGACCAACCAAAGTAAGCGCACATAGACGATCCACCGGCGGCAGCCATAGAGACTCCGCTTGCTAGCGCTCCCCAGCCAGGAATATAGGCCAGAGTGCCAGCAATATCAGACACACGCGCAAGTGATTTAGATAGGAAGCCCTCATGGGTTGCGACCTTCTCTTCATCGGATAGCGTTGTCGTGGGGCGCGGTTTGCGCCTTCGGACGGTGGTCTGAACTCCAGTACCAGTTCCCTTACCGGGATGACCGGATTCGGGAATAAATACTGGAGCACTTAGCTCCAAATCCTTGAAGCTCATAAAGACCGAGTACTCTACATCAAGTGGAGAGCCAGACCCAACCTTAAGAGCTGAGAGGACGTCCAAATAATACGTACCCCAATCGTAACGTTCATCGTCCAGATCATAGTAAGAACTGGGCGTGATATAGGGGATCTGCAATTCACAAGATGTCTCACTGATGTCAAGCTCAACATTGGGGTGCTGAGTCTTTTGACACAGATCAAAACTGTGCATCTTAGAGTACTTAGGTGCGCCATTTGACTCCATACCATCCACACATGGGAGAAAGTGTAAAATCAATCTCCCCTGCTGGAAGGGCTGAGCATTTATAACCACCTTGATGATGGCTGTTGCTCGGAGCAAGTTGTACCCACGTAGCTTTGATAGCCACATGGGATTTGCAAAAAGTCTAGACTCGATAGAGCCAGACGTAAGACCGGTATTAGCGGCCTGAGAAGTGGTAAATGTACCACTAGTAATTAGAACAGGTTTAGCGAGAAAATCGCCTATACTATTCTTATCAAATTTAGGAGGACCCAGCGTAGTTACACCAACGCTGGATCTAGTCTCCCCAACAATGACATCCTTGTTGTCGATAAAGGTTGTTGTACTCCCCACGACTGCGGAAACAGTAGCGGATCGAACCTCTGAGTGACTAGGAGTGTCGGATTGCGTCGTAGACGCGAGGGTAGGATTTTCACCTCCCGAAGTGTTGTTTTTAGGATCAGCAACTTATTATGCGTATACCGCGACCATCAAGTCATACAAGCCGCGGGTTGATTCAGGGATATTGGGGGTTACCCACCGCATCCCTCGCTAAATAGCGAACGGTTTCAAATAAAATCTGAGAGCATCTTGCACTTGGTTCAGAATCACGCGATATTATCGAGTGCATAAGTTCAAATCAGAAGTAGAGTAGTTTAACGTCCCAACACCATAGCAGACATAGCCCCGGGTAAACCCGGGGCTGGTTTGGCTCACAAGCCACATGAGTGTAGTTTAACGTCTAAACACAATAAAGACGGGGCCCCGGTAAACCGGGGATTGTCACAAATTGCGATACTTAGCAAAATGAGTTGAGAACTATATCTCCA